TGACGCGACATGAGGGTCTGCTGCCAGACCTCTTGGGCGGTGCGCTGCCCGCCGAAGAGCTTCCTCAAGTAGCCGGGGGTGTTCTTGCGGTTCTGCGACGACTTACCCATTCGATGCCTCCTTCGATTCGGTTGGTATGGCCAGAGCCTGGGCCACCGTTTGCCCAGCGTATGCGGCCCGCCATAGCTTGGGCACGCCGGGCTTGTTGTTGGTTGGCCAGCCTGTGAGCACGTCGCGCACGATGATGTGCACGTACTCCAGCTTGCGCCGGGCGCCGGCCCGGTATCGGTTGCGCCAGTCCGAGCTGGGATCCAACCACGTGGCGAACGTCTCGGCCCAGTCTTCATCCGGGTGCTTCTGCGCGTAGCCGGGCCCGCTGTCTTGCACGTAGGCCACGAAGTCGGGGCTGTTGGGCACGACCGGCCAGTCCCCGGTGGCTTTCGGGTACGGACGCAGGAAGTCCCCGAACGTCTTCGTCCAGTCCGGGCGCCGCCACAGCTCGAAAGCGTAGTTCAGCGCGTGGCCGACTTCGTGCCGCACGCCCCGCAGGACGTCGTCCCACGTGTGCGGGAAGCGCGCCTGGGCAGCTTCCGACAGCTCCTCGCTGGCCAGCCACCACGGGATGTTGATCGTCACCGAGCGGTCCGCGCACCAGAACCCCGAGTCCCCCAGCGCGAACGTCGGATCGAAGTGCACGATGCCGGCGTCTTTCAGCTCGGCCCGCACGGTGTTGAAGATCTCCAGCAGCGGACCGGTGGGCGTCAGGTCGAGCGAAGCCACCTGGCGTTCCAGCAGCGACTCGGGCAGCAGCACGTCCGCCGC